TGTCTGGTCTTCAAGTGATAATAGTTTGGATGCGTTCAGGAAAACTTTGGATGCTAAAATATTACCAATTATCTGTACTGCTACATTGGAAGATTTTATTGAAATGACCCCTACAGATATAGATACGGTTTATAAAGGATTCAAAGAAGTGAACAAAGTTTTTTTCGAACTAGCCCAAAAGATGGGCATACAGGAGATGTTGGGGTCGGTGTTAGTAGACATCAAGCAACAGTTGAAAAAAGCGATTACAGAGGACTTTTCAAAATTTGCTGTTCTCTCATTGAAGCCGGACACACTTTTGTCTTAGATTATGGTTACTCGTATTATATTGATGCACTTAACGAATATATGAGGTTGAGAAACCGTCGAATAAAAGATATGGCTTTTGCTGTACGGGCAGGATACCATTTAGATAAGAATGGATGGCGAAAGTTTATGCGTAGTAAGTAAGGAGCACTTATGGCAGATACAAGCAAAACAATAGACATAGTTGTTGAGTTAAGAAACAAGACAACTAAGGCACTCAAGGAAATAGAAACAAATGTAAAAGCTGTGCCTAAGGCTACTGGCGGCATACTTACTGCGTTACAAAGAATTGCTATAGGTTCTGGGGCAATTTTAGGTACTATCAAAAGTTTTGTTTTTAGTTTCAAAGGATTGCTTGCTGCTGGTGGTGTTGCACTTACTGCTAAAAGTTTTCTTGATGTTGCTGAGTCTTTTGAAAAGATGGAGCTTAAACTGAATGCCATAACCAAAGGAGGTGGTAGACAAACATTAGAGGCACTTAGTGATTTATCAATGGAAATGCCTGTCAATCTACAGCAATTAGTAGATACTTTCACTATGTTACAAAGTCAAGGACTTGAACCTACTGAGGAAAAGTTGAAAACCTTGGTAAATGTGGGGCAAGTTCTTGGTGAGCAGACTATGCCATTGATTGCTGATTCTATGAGTTTAATGTCATCAAGAGGGGAAATTACTCAACTGATGCTGACCAGTTTGACAAAGGCTGGTATAAATGTAGGTCAGTATTTGCAAGATGCCTTTGGTAAAGGTATGGGAGTGGATGAACTCAGGAAGTCAAGCCATACTATTGAGGAAATAATTAATGCTATCTGGAAAGGCTTAGACGCCGAGTTCTCACCATATGCACAGGCAGCAGGAAATTCTTGGGGTGATTTGTGGCAACTCTTTATCAACCATGTGAAAAGAGCCCAGCGACAGATTATGGGGGCAGGTGTATTTGATGAACTCAAGAAGGGTGTAGCATTACTAACCCAAGAATTTGATAAATGGTGGGCAGCAAATGAAAAAGTAATTATTCAAAATATACCTGTTTATATAGAGAAAGTAAAGAATGGAGTAAAATACCTTTGGGATGAAACACAGAAGTTTTATAAGTTTTTTACGGGTCTCCCAGATGATCTTGTTGGTATTGCAGGGTGGGGAATTATAGGTAGGATTCTATGGGGAGGACCAAAAGGGTTTCTACTCGGAGCTTTTGCTGTTGGTAAAAAGATAGGGGATCTGATTACTGAGGCACAGGAAGGGATTACTACTTTAGAGGGTTTGAAAAAGAAGATGCAATCGGAAGCAGATGAGTTGCAGACTTCCATATCAGCGTTATCTCCAATCTCCCAGCTTGAAAAGAGGATAGAAGAACTAAAAGATAAGATCAAGGATCGACAACAATCTGCTGTCCCTGAGATATTTAAAACTGAGTACATTCAGAATAATCAAGATGAAATTAATAGGTTACAGAAGCAGTTGGATGAATTGATAGCAACTGGAAATGAAAATCTACTGCTTAGTCCAAAAAATGCTGAAATGCTTGATATGTACAAGGCCAAGCTGGAAACCCTTCAAAAGAGAATGTCCCTTCTTCCTGGTGCTAAACCCCTCACAGAAAAACAACTAAGCCAGAGAGAGTTAGATGAACAGATTAAAGGAGTATCGACAACTGGAAAGAAAGGATTAGTAACGCCACCAGTTGATAAGCCTGGTTTAGAAAAGCCTACTATCCAGATGGAACTTCAGGCACAGTTAGATATCTTAAAGAATGCCCATGCTGTTGAACTTGATGAGTTAGATTATAGGTATGACCAAGGTATAGTAAAATCAAAAGCATATTATGATGAGAAGAAAGCACTTCTGGAAAATAATCTTAAAGAAGAAACTAAATTACTACAAGCGATCAAAGGAGCTGAAAAGGAACCTATAAGAAAATTCACTGTTGATCAAACCATTATAAAAACCAAACAAGATACTCTTAACCAACTTACACAACTTGAAAGAAAATATAAGGAGGGCACTTCACAAGAAAGAGAACAAGCCGTTCAAGATGAATTAATTTTTCTACGTTCTTCGACAGACGAGCAAACTTCCACACTTGAGTATCTTCGTAACAATAGTCTCATATCGGAAGAAAAATACTACACCGATAGATTCAACCTCATAAAAACATCCTTTGAAAAAGAAACTGCTCTTTTGAATGAACAGGTAGGGGCAGAGGAAAATCTCAAGAAGAGAAAAGAAATAAATAGACAGATAGTAGAAAATGCTCTGGAAACATCAAAACAACTCGTTGACCTTGCACGGGAGAGGGAGGAAGCTATACGACAGGCTGTTTATGGCCGACTTGCCATGTGGTCTGATATAAGGGCTGGAGAGGGCATAGCCTTTAAAGATTCGAATGATGCAATGCTCAATGATATGATAGCCAATCTTAATTTACAATATCAAGAGCAAAAGAAGTACTTTAAGAATATTAAAGAAGAGGAGAGATGGCTTGCGGCTCAGAGGCAAGCACTCACTGATGAGTATTTAGCTTCTACTAGTATTGCCTACAATGCTCTATATAATATGTCTTTGTCAACTGCAGAAGCAATAGGTCAAGCATTTTCCAATTACTTCTTTGACTTGATGACTGGAAGGTTTGATTCCCTAAGGGAAATTGCCTATAATGCTTTGTTGTCAATTCAGCAGATAGCGGCAAATGTTATGGGGCAGATAGCCACAGATTGGTTGAAGCAAAAGGCAATAGAATTTATTGGCACGAGTCAGTTAGCAGAAGAAATTAAAAAGAAAGTAGCCGAGAGAATGAAAGAAGCTGCCGCAAATTCCGCAGTATCGGCTTCTATTTTGGCACAAGTAGCTCCTGTGTATGCATTGGCCAGTGCCTACAGAGCTTTGGCATTAGCAAAAGCAATGGCAGGTGTAGCAACAGGAGGGGGTGATGCTAGTACAACTACTATTCGTGGAGGAGAAGGTGGCGGATACGGTTTTGCGGAAGGTGGTCCAATTCCAGGAACTTCCCCTCATCCAAAAGCAGACAATATTCCTATATGGGCTACTGCTGGAGAATTCATACATCCAGTAAAGACCGTCCAGCATTACGGGAAGGTAGTGATGGAAGGTATAAGAAAAATGGCATATTCCAAAGATATGTTTTTATCCCCTATCAAAGATGTATCCCAGAAGGCATCCGAAATTTTTACTACGAGAGATTTGACAAAAGAATTAGTGGAGAAAACACCATTATCAATCAAGTCTTTAAAATCAAATATTGTAAAACATCTTTACAATTTTATAGGGGCACAGAAAAAATCAGGTGGTGGAACTATAGAAGGTCATTCTCCTACTCCTACTTCTGACAATATTCCTATATGGGCTACTGCTGGTGAGTTCATGCATCCTGTCAAGACTGTTCAGCACTATGGCAGGGAAATAATGGAAGGGATACGTCAAAGAGCTATACCAAAAGAAGTCTTTTCAGCATTACGATTTCCTAGTATAAGTATTCCACCAGTGCCTAAGATGTCTTATGCAATGGGTGGTGAGGTTGCTTCTGCAAAACGTGGCACACAAGATACGTTAGCATCAATCAGGCCAGTTGAAGTTAAGATAGCTAATTTCGTAGATCCGTCAGAAGTAGGAAACTTTTTGTCGAGCGTAGAAGGTGAGGATGCTATTATTAATGCACTGAGTAGTAGGATAACTGAGGTAAGACGTATCATTCGATGATATATGAAGATAATTTTTTAGTAGCCCCAAACTGGAAAAGTAAAGTTACTTTGAGGCGAAAGTGGAGAACGGAAATTCAAACTTCCTTAATAGGTGGTGAGAAAAGATCTTCACTATATACGTGGCCTCGTAAGGCTTTGCGGTTCGATGCCGATGCTTGGGATTCTGCTACTTCCGCTTATATAAAGAGAAAGTTATATCGGAGTCTGGATGGTGTAGTAGCTATTCCCTTTTGGATGGACAGAGCAACTTTAACCGGCCAGGCAAATTCTGGTCAGCCTACTTTAGCTGTTAATTCTACTGCTTATAAAAACTTTGAAGTTCTGGGTCCTGTTGTTATTTTTAGTTCGTTGACCAGTTTTGAGCTTGGTATTGTTTCGAGTTTTACAGCTACAACAATAACTTTAACTTCTAACCTAACTTCTACGTGGCCGTTGGGTACTAATGTATTCCCTCTTTTGCAGTCACAGATGTCTTCTTCACAGAAGATCAAAATGGAAACATCAGGGATAGGTGGAATATCTATTATAGCAGAGGAAGTTTTTGATGGAGACATCACTAAATATTATCCTGGAAGTATTTCTGCTTATAGTACTTACAACGATCTTTCTGTTTTAAGTAATAGGCCGAACTGGGTAGAGCCTATAGAAGCTGATGTAAATACCAATTTTACTATACTTGAGTATTTGGGGAAAAGGTATGTAGATAGTTTATGGTATGAATCTTATATTGGGCAGAAGGTGCAGTATAACTTCAATACAAGATTAGAATTATATAACTTCGTCCAATTCTTTGACTATATGAAAGGTAGGCAAGGAGCGTTCTATTGCCCTTCTTGGATGAGGGATATAGTAGTTACTTCCGCTGTTGGGGCTGCTGATGATACGCTTACGATTCAAGATATTGATTTTACAAGTTATTGGCAAACAAATTGGGGAGTAGGTACTTATGCTGATGCTGTTGCTTTAATATATCCGGATGGGACTCAAGTTTATAGGGGGATTACAGGTGTTCCTTCTACCACTTCCATTCAATTGGATAGTGCTGTAGGTAAGGCATGTTTAGCTTCTGACCTTCAGTTTTTATTAGTTTGTTTTCTTCCAGTATGTCGGTTTGATTCTGACGAAGTTGAGTTTTTATTTCATTCTGAATCTATTACAGAAACGGATATAAAAATTAGGTCTATTCCACTTGAATTTTCTTCGTCTAGTTCTATATCAAGTAGTAGGTCAAGTAGTTCGAGTTCGAGATCGAGTTCTTCTTCGTCCCGATCGAGTTCGAGTTTAAGTAGCAGTTCTAGTTCAAGTAGTAGTTCTTCGAGGTCAAGTTCATCTAGTTCAAGCTCGAGTCTTTCGAGCCTGTCCTCGTCCAGTTCAAGGTCAAGTTCGTCCAGTTCGTCATCGAAGAGTAGTAGCAGTCGGAGTTCCAGTAGTCGGAGTTCCAGTTCTCGATCTTCTTCCTCAAGCTCCAGTTCCAAATCAAGTTCGAGCAGGTCGTCGTCGAGTAGTAGCTCATCAAGTTCCCGTTCTAGTTCGTCCAGTAGCTGTCGTTCGTCGAGTTCTTCTTCGAGTTCGTTAAGTAGTTCTTCTTCATCAAGCAGTTCTTCCAGTTCACGAAGTAGCTCAAGTAGAAGCAGTTCTTCCAGTTCACGAAGTAGCTCAAGTAGAAGCCTGTCCAGTTCATCCGTATCGTTCAGTAGCAGTAGTCGTTCATCATCGAGTAGTAGTAGTTCACGAAGTAGTTCATCTTGTGCAGGAACGACGATATTGATGACTAATTTTAATGAGACAGAAGTTGGTATACAACCAACAGATTGGACTGAGCGTTGGAATGTTGGAGACGCGACGGCCATTACAGTAGCTGAGGCAGGATTGCAAGGAGGTAGAGTTCTTAGATTGGATCATTCTGCAAATGATATCTACGCAGTATCCTGGGATGATATTGGAGATATTATCGATGCGGAGGTTTTAGCTAAGGTAAGGTGGTTGGATCAGGTAGCAAGTGTTATGAGGGTTTACCTCAGGGGATCTGGTGATGTTGATGATGAAACTGGTTACTTTGTTAGTTTTCAAGCCAACTCAAATCAGGTAGTACTTTACAAACACATAGGTGGAGTGAATACGCAAATAGGTACTGCTTTATCAAAAACCTTATCACAGAGTACTTGGTATTGGATTCGTTTTAGGGTGGAAGGTACTACTTTGAAGTATAGTGTATGGGCCGATGGTGCTTCTGAACCAGTAAGTTGGGATAAGGAAGAGACTGATTCATCTATAAGTAATGGTTGGGTAGGTCTTGGTTCACATACGGGTGATTACAGTGATTGTGATTATTTTTCAGTAGCAATGTGTGGTGGAACTGCAAGTTTTTCTTCTATGAGTTCCTCTTCGAGTAGTAGGTCATCCAGTTCGAGTTCGAGAAGTAGTAGTTCCAGGTCATCCAGTTCAAGTTCACTTTCGTCAAGTTCAAGCAGTTCATCAAGTAGTAGTTTTTTAAGTTCATCAAGTTCATCAAGTTCAAGTAGTGCAGGATAAGATATGAAAACACATAGTGCAGAATTTATATCTAAAGAGGAAGGTACTAAAAGGCAACCAGCTGAGTTATACCATATATGGAAAAATGCATATCATTGGAGGTACACAAGTGGAGATGTTGCTGTAGTGTATGGTGGAGAGACCTACCTTCCGGCAACGATAACAAGAAAAAGTACAGTTTACGATGAGAAGTTAGAAGTCAATACACTTACTGTGCAGTTTTCAAGCGTGACGGACCCTGCGTTGGAATTTATTGCTGTAACACCAACTGATTTAGTTTGGATATCTGTTCATAAACTCCATAGGGATATGTTGGTGGAAGAAACAACTAACGTATTTATTGGTCAGATAAAAAGTATGTCGTTTCAGGGAAGTGATGTTCAAGCTAAATGCGTTGGTTTTGAACATTTTCTAAAACAGATAGTTCCAAGATATAGGTATGGACCTGGTTGCCAACACACTTTGTTTAGTAGTAGATGCCGTCTTACTGCGAGTAATTATGCAGTAACAATACAATTAGATGAAGTTAGTGATGATGGGATGACCTTGACTTCTACTGGGTTTGGGGAGTATCCTGATGACTATTTCACTTTGGGTTATTTCGACTTTGGGATTTATTCAAGAATGTTTACTTATCATATTGAAGACGTTGTTAAATTGCGATATTTTATCGTTAGTCTGGAAGCAGGAGATATAATAACAGCATATCCAGGTTGTGATAAAACGAGGGCAACTTGTATTTCTAAGTTTAATAATCTAAATAATAATCTTAGTTTTCCTAATATACCAAGAACTAATCCATCGTTGTGGGTATAAGGTATGAAACCATTTTTTAGAACGAAAGAAAGAGAAAATAGATTGCTCGAAATTTTAGAGAGTTGGGAGGGCACCCCTTTCAGGCATCATTCAGGGGTCAAGCATTTTGGAGTTGATTGTGCTCATTTTGTTGGTTGTGTAGGAAAAGAATTAGGTATTATAGAAGGTTTTGTCGCTACTGAATATTCAAGAGACTTTTGTTTACATACTCGTGAGGAAGGATTTCTTGGTCATCTTAGGTCTCACCCTACATTAGAAGAGGTTAGTATCAATAATCTTATGAATGGAGATATACTACTGTATAAGTTTGGTCGTGTTTCTGGACATGCGGCTATTTATTTTGACGGTTATGCTTGGCAGTCAAGATCTAAAGCAGGGGTCATCAAAATTAATTGTGTCCTTGATCGAAAAAGATTAACAAATGCGTTTAGAATAATGGAGAAATAGTGATTGTTCATTCTTTAGATAGTAGGCGTCATGTAGTAGAGAAAGACCTATTTGTTTCTAATGGAGGGGTGTATTTAAAATATCAAGAAAAAGAAACTTTAATAGAAAAGGATGTTGGAGTATGGAATGCTTTATATGGCAAGAAACGCCGAAATACCATTGTGCATATGTTAAACTTAACTTCCAAGTGTAATCTCGAGTGTGACTATTGTTACTTTAAGAAGCTTCGTTCTGGTTGGGGTAGTTTTGAGATGGATTTGGAAAAGTGTAAAATTGCTGTATCTATGATGAAAGATGTTTCTAAAGATGTCAGGACTATGAGTAGTAAGGATGTTATGCTTAGAGATAGTAATTTTCCAAAAATGCGGTTGAGTGGTGGAGAACCAACCGTGTGGCAACCACTACCAGAGTTGTTGAAATTTATAGTTGAAAATAAAAATAATGGTATTTCAGTTTTGACTAATGGCTTGAATCTTGCAGACAAAGATTATATTAAAAGAATTCCCAATGTTCCTCAGATAACGTGGGCTGTTACTGTTAGGGACACTTCCGAAGTGACGTGTAAGGCAATAGAAAATATTATTGAGAATGGTAATCAGCTTGTTTTTAATTTAGTATTTGATAACGTTGATACGGTTCGAGAACTTACGAATTTTTGTGTCCAATGGAGTCCGCAGATTATACGGTATAGAATTCTTGTAGACTATCCAACGGGAGTAGTTTACGGGTATCAGAGCGATATGATAGATTTTATATGTGAACATTTTGGGATAGAAAAGTCGTCATACCTACGAAATTGTAGAAGTACTTCCCCGTATGTTTCATGTTTACCTTATTATCATACAGGGCAAGCGTTTTCCATTTATACGATATTAACTCCTACATGGGAAGTAATCATTTTAGAGGAAGCTATAAAATCGAGAACCTATTTATTCAGTTCGATAACAAACAGGTATGATTCTTTGATATTTGAGACTATGAATGATAGCAATGAATTCCGAAGGTGGAGAATGGAGGTCGGTACATGAGTTTTAGTAACTTTATGTCTGGGGTAGTTGGAGCAATCTACGGATTTATAAGGGGTGGTCCATATGGAGCTGCAATAGGCTTCGTTATAGGTTTTGGATTGTCTCTTGCGGCAGATGCCATGGCTCCAGATATGCCTTCTCCTGGTCAACCCCAAACTGCCAAACTTAATATTCCTACTGCTGATGAAGGGATACCTATTCCGGATTTACTTGGTATTACTAAATTATCCGGCAACTACTTTCAGTATTTTGGTAGTAGGGTAGTTGAAGTGACTGAAGAGTCAGGCGGAAAAGGAGGTGGAGGCGAGGAATATGTTACAGGTTACAAATACTACCTTTCTTTTGCTATGGGTATTGCTTTAGGTCCAGTCGACTATCTTTATGCTGTGTATTCCGGAGACGATCTTATTTGGAGTGGGGCACTTCAGAGACCTGCTAGTGGGCTGGAAATAGTACCTCTTGGGGAATATATTGAAAAGTTTGGTATGGAAATTCCTATTGAAGATGAACA